GGTTCTGTAACAGATCCAGTTACGATGAATAAAATATTTATTGGAACGATACAAGCTGAAGCTTATAATTCTGCTACTCTAGAATTAGAGTATCGTTTTTGGCAAGGAACAATTACTGATTTTAAATTTTGGGAAGAAGGCGGCGGCATAATGAAAGATTATCTAGTATCAGGAGATGTAGAAAATGGAGTTTTTGTAGATTCGGCAACGATAACGAAGCCGAATGGAAAAACTAGTACTTGGAAAGAATATATAGATTGGAAAAAATCTAATTAGAATAAATAAAATAATAGTTATGGCAAAAAATCATTGGCACAGCGCTGGTAGTTCAAAACGAGCTGCTGCATATAAATACGGTTACAAATCAGGATTAGAACATGTTGTAGCTGAACAAATAAAATCAGCTGATTATCCTTTGAAATATGAAACTGAAACATTAAATTACATAGTACCGGAGCGTCAAGCAAAATATACTCCAGACTTTGTATTCGTTAAACGTAACGGCGAATTAATGTTTATTGAAACTAAAGGACGATGGACTAGTGCGGATCGTTTAAAAATGAAACATGTATTAGCATCGAATCCTGGAATTGATATTCGCATGGTATTTCAAACTCCTACTCAAAAAATATCTAAAGGAAGCCAAACTACATATGAAGCATATGCTGCAAAATTAGGAATTAAACATGTTGCAAAAAAAGAAATTCCTGCAGAATGGTTCGCGGAATGTCTACGTGACGGAGAAGAAGTTATCGATGTTAAGAAATTTTTTACGTAAAGATTTGAAATGTGAAAAATTTTTAATACATTCAATGAAATTAATGTTTCATATTAATTAATGATTGATTCAGTATTGAATCGATCGTTAGACCAGAAATGTAATGTATGTGTCTAACCAATATTATTAATTATAATATATTAATATAAATAATTGGATTAATACAGTATTTTATTTATATTATATTAGTGAAGAATATTAAATTATTACAATTATTAGAATCAATTCTAGGTAAAGGTAAATCTACTTCTGGTAATAATATCGCATTCTTTTCTCCGTTTGTTTCTCACTATAAACCAAAATTAGAAATTGATATTCACACAAATTCTAACGGAGAAAATCCATGGCACTGTTGGATATCTGATAAAAAAGGACGCAGCATTGCGTCGTTATTCAAACAATTAAATCTTCCCAAAGAACGTTTCGAACAATTGGAACGGATAATTGAATCTACAAAATACCGACAAACTACAGTTACCGTATCTAAGCCAGATGTTGTACAATTACCGGTAGATTACAAACCATTATGGATTAAAAAAAATACTCCGGATTATAAAAACGCAATACATTATTTAAATAATCGCAACGTTACTGTTTTTGATATAGTTAAATATCGAATTGGATATTGCGAAGCTGGAGAATATGCTGGTAAGATAATCATACCTAGTTATGACGCGGCCGGACAATTGAATTATTTTGTAAGCCGTGCTTTTTATAAGGCAGATACACAAAAACATAAAAATCCTAAAGTATCTAAAGACATTATTGGTTTTGATTTAACAATTAATTGGTCACAGCCGATAGTGTTATGCGAAGGTTCATTTGATGCAATTGCGGTAAAACGAAATGCAATTCCATTATTTGGAAAAATAATACAACCTGCACTACAAAAGAAAATCATACAAGAACGAGTACGAGACATTTATATTTGTTTGGATGCCGATGCATTGAAGAATGCAATTAGTATTGCAGAACGTTTCATGGCAGAAGGATTAAATGTTTATTTCGTAGAATTGCAAAATCAAGATGCAGCTGAATTAGGATTCGAACGCATTACGGAAATTATTGAAAATACCGATGTATTAACATTTGAACGTTTAATGCAATTAAAAATGGGACTCATATGGACATAAAACATTATGATATTGGATTAAAGTGGATTGATAAAATTTATCACATTTCCGACGTACATATACGAACATTGAAACGACACCGAGAATATCGAGAAGTGTTTCAAAACATGTTTAACTACATAGCACAACACGCTACTGATAATAGTATTGCTGTAGTTACTGGAGATATCGTTCATAGCAAATTGGATATGTCTCCGGAACTTATCGATATGTTAGTTGAATTTTTCGATGGGTTTACGATTCCAACCGTAGTGATACTAGGCAATCATGATATGAATTTGAACAATATGCATCGCGTTGATGCTATAAGTCCAATTCTCAATGTTATAAAAAATCCTAACATTATTTTTGTTAAAGAAAACGGATTGTTTGAAATTGCCAACGTCGTTTTCAATCACATGGCAGTAGATGTTCCACCTAGCGAATACATTAGAGCCAATCAATTCGAAGCTGCGTATAAAATTGCATTGCATCACGGAGCAGTTAATACGGCACGCACTGATATCGGGTATCAAATTTCAAATGAACACGTAGGCGTTGATTTATTCGATGGACATGACATTACGTTGTTAGGCGATATTCATAAACCAGCACAGTTTTTAAATGAAGCCAAAACAATTGCTTATCCTGGTAGTCTCATCCAGCAGAACCACGGAGAAGCATTAGACCATGGCATACTAGTATGGGACTTACCTGATCGCGCTGCTAAATTTGTAGAAATCGAAAATGATTATGGTTATATAACTTTAGAAGTTCGAGGTACTAAAATAATTAATGCACCGCATCGAATGCCAGCTAAACCGAGAATACGTATCAAGTTTCAAGATACGTCAGCAGCTGATATGAAAAAATTAATTGCAACGGTTCGTAAAAAATACGATGTACAAGACATCACAATACAAAGATCAACTGCCATAGTTAATACAGACTCATCGTCATCTTATACTATTGGAAACGTACGAGATGTAGAATATCAAAATACGCTAATTACTGATTACATTTCAGTTAATTTTCCACAAGCAACCGCAGAAGAAACAGATGCAATTCGTCACATCAATCGCACCGTAAATTCAAAATTACCGGCAGTAGAATCTATACGTCACATAACATGGCATCCAGTTTCATTTGAATTCGATAACATGTTTTCATACGGCGAAGGCAATGTTATAAATTTTGAAAATTTGCAAGATGTGTGCGGATTGTTTGCTGCAAATACATCTGGTAAATCTAGTTTGCTTGATGCAATTACATATACTATATTTGATAAATGTAGCAAAACTGGCAAAGCAAATGAAGTTTTAAACAACAAAAAAACATGGTTCCGCGGAACATTTCGTTTTGAAATGAACGGCGTTATGTATACCATAGAACGACGAGGAACAAAAAACAAAAAGAAAGAAACTCACGTAAAAGTAGATGTTGATTTTTATACAGATTCAGAAAATTTAAACGGAGAAGAACGCAGTGAAACAAATAAAAACATACGTAGATATTTAGGTACATATGATGATTTTATTTTAACTGCATTTTCACTTCAAGCTGACAACAACAATTTTATTGAAAAATCGCAAAAAGAACGAAAAGATTTACTTTCTCAATTCCTAGATATCACAGTGTTCGAACAATTGTATCAATTAGGAGCTGACGAAATCAAGGAAACTGCCGGTAAATTAAAAGAATACAAAAAAACAGATTTTGCTAAAATAATTTTAGATGCCGACATCATTATCACAGAAAATCAACAATCAATTGAAGATTTTCAAACGTTAGAAAATGAAGCACAAGAACGAAGAAATGCACATCAAAATGAAATTGTATCATTGATTGAAACTAAATTACCGACAACATATACCGGACCAAATATTAAAATATTAGAACAACAAGAATCGAATTTAACAGATAGCATCGAAACGTTGCAAACTCAAATTGAAACGGCAGAACATGAAATATTCGAATTAAAACAAAACATAACAGAAAATAAAAGCAAAATCAAATCTCAATACAATTTAACAGAGTTGCAACAAGCGGTAGATATGTTACGGTCTTTAGAAATACAAATTGACGAAATGCAACAAAACGTTAAATTGCAAAAAGGAGTAATCAATGCAAAACAAGAAAAAATTAATCACCTTGCCGAACATGAATACGATTCAAATTGTAAATACTGTACATCTAACGTATTCGTTCAAAATGCAATCGAAGCCCAAAATACGATTAATCAAGATAGAACAGTATTAGATGATTTATTCGAACAATATGAAAACATACAAAATTCAATTGAAGATTTACAAATACACGAAATGCAATACAAAGAATATGTTGCATTAAAACAAAAACTTGAAACTGCGTCTAATAGTTTAGATGTTAAAGAACTTCAACTTCAAATTTTAGAAAGTGATTTACAAACAAGAGAATCGGAATTAGAAACTTGTTTAGAACGTCAAGAATCATTTAGAGCCAATGAAACTGCAATTAAACATAATGATGTTGTTGACTCACAAATCATTGCATTAAAATCTAAAATTGAAACGGAAAATGAAAACATAAAAACTATTACGGAATCAATTCGAAGTAAACATGGTAAAATTGAAGTAGCTAAAACTAATAAATCTTTAGCTATGACTCAATTAGATTCATACAAACAACTTGAAACTGAATATAAAGCATTTGAATATTATTTAGAATCGGTTAAAAGAGACGGAGTGCCATATGAATTGATTTCAAAAGCTATGCCAAAAATAGAATCTGAAATCAACAATGTATTGAATCAAGTAGTAGATTTTAATATGGTGCTTCAAAGTGATGGTAAAAACATCAACGGTTATATTATTTATGATGAAGATAATTTTTGGCCATTAGAATTAACAAGTGGAATGGAACGTTTTATTTCATCTTTGGCAATTAGAATAGCACTTATCAATGTTTCAGCATTACCACGTCCTAATTTCATTGCAATCGATGAAGGATGGGGTTCTTTAGATGCGGAACACATTTCTGCAGTAGTTAATTTGTTTGATTACTTTAGAAGTAAATTTGATTTTTCTATTATCATTTCTCACGTTGATACTATGCGAGATATGGTTGATAATTTAATAGAAGTTAATAAAACTGACGGATACAGCCATATTAGTCACAACTGATATTTATATAAAAAGAATATCAGCCAATGAAACGTAAAGAAGCGGTTTATAAAGGTTTACAATTTGTTCCGGTTTGGTTTGAAGATACATCATCGACATCTCCGGATTATTTTCAAATATCCGAATTTCCTACGCGATTAACTTCCGGAAAAAATCTTTTTAAATTACGAGGAAATCCAACTAGTTTACGTCCTGGTAGTTTTTTAAACATAGAAGTTTTAGATTACAACGGCAATCCTATTTATTCTGAAGTTATCAATTACATAGATGACGATAAATCTAGGGTTGTAGCGATTTACGTTTATGATGAAACGTCTCCTGGAAATTGCACTATAACATTGATAGGCGAAGCAGTTAATGCTCCCGCAGAATGGCAAGGTAAACCTAATGTTAAATGGAGCAGAAGTGTACCAGTTAATCCTAACGTATCGAACATATCAGAAATAATTTTTGAAACTACTCCAACTTTAGTTGTACAAGAACAAGTAGGAGTTCAATTAGCTAGAACATATGGAACCGGCGGACAATTTCCTACGTATAACACCGGCACGGTTAAGTATTTTACATATAATGGTCAACCAGCTGTTGAATTAGCGGGAGGATTATTTACTAATGATATGTCTACTGGTACTTTAACTGTTACTGCACCAGTAAATCCTGCTCCTAACCCTGCATACACTCCATCTACAACTACGTACTCGAGTACGATTAAAAAGATATTAAGTTCAACCGTAGCATTGTTAGATACAGAATATACAGTTTATAGCAGCCAAAGCATATCGGGACATACATATTCTAGTTTTGATGCATCTGCATATAGTATTTCATACGAAGCTACTCCTACTTATGTTGCTACGCAAAATTCTGAATCATTTGCTTTGATGCAAATAAAAGGATTAGACCCGGCAACTGGAGATGTTTCTCGAATAAAAGTTTTCATGAACAACAACGGTACTGTTGGTACATGGGAATTGTTAAATGATGTTGAATTAGAAGAAACGGAAATATTTGTTTCTGACACTTCATCTTTATTTCCGGATGTTAGCATTGGATCATTTACAACACAAAGTGTTATTAATACATATTGGGAAGGTGTTTCTTATGTTAATGGTATATCAGCAACAGCACCGACATTAACTTGGTCAACTGCATCATTAAACAATGCAATGCAAATACAAAATAACGTAGATATATCTGCAAAAAATTCTGTAAGCATTGCAAAAATAAAATCTACATACAACGGCATTTTTATTGCAAATTCTGAATACAAAATTACTATCGATGCTATAGGTGCTTTATCAGGCTCTAGCACTGCGAAATTATCTTTATACATGTCCGGTAGTGCATTTGATTATGATGCAACGGACTATTTCAATCAACAGTTTCCCGTACGTTTTGGTAAACGTCTTGGCGAATTAACGATATCTCAAAATTCTCAACGATATGATGATGTTGTTTTTAATTTTGAAACTGACAGAGAAGGCGTTGGGACATTGTTATTAGTAGTAGAATCTGGAACTTGGGAAGTAGCTGATGTTAGAACCACAACGGACAACGATTCTGGTTATTCTCCTAATTATACTAGATTAAGAACCTTAGTACCAACGGCACATAAATCTGATAATCAACTTACATTCAAAGCCGAATATTACAACGTTAACGGAGAAAAAAGTCGACAAATTAGTTATGTTTATAATAAAAATTGGGAAGGCGGTAATCGATATATCGATGGCGATTATTCTATGCTTACCGGTTCTTTGTATGTAGCAGATTCACTGCAATCGGGTGTAGCTATATCCGGATATAAAAATACTGGATTTATTCGTTCATTAGGATATGAAGGATTTGCTGCAGGATTTCCTGGATTTTTATTATGGAGTGGTTCTGCACTAGCTGGATCTACAGGTACTAAAGGAGGCGTACCATATAGTGGCGTTGGATTAGAATTATACGGAGATGCTAATAATTATTTTCGTTATTCAACTATTCCATCTGAATTAGATGTACATACCGAAACATTTTTCTTTGGAGATCCTACATCTCAATATATTTCCGGAAGTA